AATCGCATCTGTCTCAGATATTTGGATTAAATAGGATTCAACAGAGACAACTGCAGCAATGAGCCTTTGTGTCAACGTCACAGTCATAGACAATTTGTTTTTGGGTAACCTAAATAACTTTGTACCTGGGGTGGAAGTCGCGATGGCAGTTAAAGTATCTCTTCTTTTCCAATGAAAACCGTCGTACCATTCTAGCTTTCCGTCCCTCAAATGCATCGTTGATGTAAAAGATTGAAATCTTATGGGGGAAATAGGAGCAGATGCTTTGTCCTCATAAGTATTATCAGTCCAAGCGCCCCTTAAAGCTGCCAGTTGGGAATGCCCTGTCAGGGGTAATACTGATGTCTGTCTAAAATAGTTTCCAGTAAAAACGAGAGATTCGCTTAATTGAGACCCATCCCAGTTCACAAACCAAAGATTCGGAGTAAAGAATATCGAATTTTCAACTTTAAGAGATCCGGCAGTTGACGTTCCTGCCCCAGTTTCGATTGCCGTGTCATTCCCCTCGAAGTAACAACCTATAAGATGGTTGTTCCAGCCCTGATGCTTAAAGCCAACCTCAGTGAACTCTGCATCACAATTTATAAACGTCATAGAATTGGCAGAACTATCTATGGCGATAGTACCAGACGGCGCAGGAACGACCCCGGAAGTTATCCTTCCCCCCATGAACGTTACATTGTTTACATCGTCTTTCGTGACTTCAAAGGCAGTTCCAGTAAATTGCTCCAAAACCAACCGCTCAAATCGGTTTAGCCACGAGTAATTCAACCATATCTGATTGATGAACCCTATAATCCGGATGTTTTCAAAAAGAGAATCCGTAACGAAATCAATATACATGACCTTTCCAGTCATGGTGAACCCACCTTGAGATATGGTGAAATCCTTAAAAATAGAGCGCCTTATATTTGTCGGATGAGTGCCAGCCTGGCCGCCGCTACCAGTATTAAAAGTGAAAAAATGCGTACCATTTGCCCTCGGCCTGAAATCTGTCTCATCTCCAGAACCTGCAAACGTCGAATCCCTTAGTCCGCTAAAATCCATGCTATCGACTAAATAAATCCCTCCTGGTGTGTGCATCTTTAGGCCACCAACATCTATCGCCGCAAGGATCATGGCCGTGAAAGCAGCGGTGCTATCTGTGATTCCATCTCCTTTTGCCCCCCACCATTGAGGGTGAACCCACTGGACGGCTTCCTCCTTAATGATAACTTTCCCTGACCCGGAAAAAACTTGCCTCAATGGCGCTATAAGAGGGCCGTTGAAGGTAATTATTTTAGTCGCGCTTATATTTAGACTGCCGTTGTCTCCAGAAAAAACTACAGTAAGCGTAGAAGGCGCGGTACATGTATTTGTCTCAGCCTGAACGTCACGGACAATAAGGGTTGAGACTGTGCTCCCAATCGTAGATACCGCGTTGCAGAAACTAGAATAAGAATCAGCGAAAAGGCCATCTTGGAACAGGGAAGTAAAAGTTACGAATTCTGTACCGTTGTTGATTCCAATATCTTCCACGACATTTCCAGCAGTATGCTTCACGGCCATCTGCCACCTATTTAATGTGGTAGCAGCCGGAAATGAAGTGCCGGCATTCCCCTCCCACATCGTGCCAGTGTCGGAAGAAATCTTTACGTTGTCCCAGTCCAATGGAGCGTCAAAATCTAAATCTGACGAATCCTGGAACTTGAACCTGTAGTCCCCGTCAAAGAAAGCCCCTACAATTCCGTCACCGTCTGTGTCTTCTAATGGGAATGCTCCGGCTGTAGATTTCGACTCGTCCGTCCAGTAAGTTTTATTTGTTGTCGTTCCTGCTTCGTAGACCTGAACCTTAAAACCAGAATAAATCGTACCGCTTGCGTCGAAGAATGGCCCGAATTCCTTCCACTGAGCACCACCGTCTGAAGCGATAGCCTGGAATGGTAAGAGTAGAAATGCAATGGTGATCAATAGTTTTTTCAAAGTTGTCCTCCTGTCATAACATCAAATTTTGGTTGGTAGATCGGTAAAAAATTGAAATTGAATTTCCCTGGTGGTTCTGCATTCACTGACTTGATCCGCCTCAAGCCTTCAATAGCGATGCGCCTGTCATCGTCCGTCAAGGTCGAATCGTGCTCCCCTGCCATGCGAAGTGCAAGGTTATAAATCAGAGGCTCTTCATATTCAGGCGGGAAACTCACCTGAGTGGTTATTTTTGAAAGTGTCGTTAAAGGCTTCCATGAGTCGGTGTACAGGACATAGGCTTTGTCCGGCTCAAGATTGAATAGTATCTTCCCAAGCGGGTATTCTGGGAGGTAGTAAATTCTTGTCGGCTTGCCCTTGCTGGTTTTCGTAGAAATATCGTTATAATCCTTGATGTTGCGGCATACGAGTCTTTCGTCTGTCGTACCGTCACGCAGGTATGCGTGCTCAATCCTTGTCGGCCTCACAGTGTTGAAATTACCGGAAGAACCGATTGTGTACTCGGCATCGTTAATAGTGAGCGTGAAGTTTTCCCGTGTGAGCGAGAAAATCATATTTCGCTCTGCGCCCAGTGATCCAAGAAATGCGTTCAACGCTGCGAGACAGTTTTTTCGCTTATCAACCTGAGGATTTACGATCCCAAGTTTACGGAGCGCTGGTTTTAGTAGGAGGAAATCAGCCGTTGCCATTCCTTACTCCTGACTTTATTTTCTCGACATACATTTTTCTACGTGGATCTGTCTTCGATTCACGAGGTTTCTTCTCTGGTTCTGGTTCTGGTTCTGGTTCTGGTTCTGGTTCTGGTTCTGGTTCTGCGGACTTATCAGGGTGATCTGTCCATCCTTGTTTTCCAAGCTCAGAGATATCTTCTGAAGTCTGAGACCTAAATATCTTTCCCTCTCCGTTTTTATACATCCAAATATCGTGCGTCATGTTGTTTCCTCCATAGCGGCCCACCTGATCGTTTTTGACCAGATGAGCCACTTAGGTTAAGCCGATCCCTTCATCAGCCCTGAGTTGACGAGAACAAGCCTCATCTCATTCACAAGGTTGATCATGAGGTCTCTGTTTGCAGCACTGTCGTAAGCGCCAGCAGTAGCTCCTGTCCCTCCGGCTGGCGCTGCCGCCTGCACAGCCCCTGATCTCTGTGCAACTGGAGTTGCTCCGTGGAAGCCGACCTTATCTGAGGCGCTTTGCCCCAGGACTGTACCGTCATCACTACCATCACTCAAATGATTTACTGACATTTCGTCCTCCTGTTAATTTCCAATGATCCGACAACAAAGCTCAGGCCTTACAAGCTTCCATCCGAATAAGACATCAATCCTCATCGGGAACTTGTCGTTAATGATATCATCCGATTTCCACACTCGCATTGATACACCGTCCATGACTTCTCTATGGGCGAAATCACCTGTAGGCATTACCAGGTCAATCGTTGCCAAGGTGAGCGCGTCACGATGATAGGCCATGTTGATGGCAAAAGACGTGGATGCAGCACCGTCAAAAGTGACGACCGCGCCATCAGCAGGCAAAGCAGTGATAGTCTGGTTGTCTCCGGTCAAGTTGAATGCAGGACTCACAGAGATTCCGAGGATCTGATTGCTTGAACCCGTAGCAGGAGCATTGACTACAAACTGAGCCAAATTTCCGGTATCCCGCTTTGTCTCAGGATTCACAGAATTGACACCCGCAATAGTGAAGATGTCGCCTTTCGTGACTGTCGGAGCTGAATCCGCGAATGTGTCAATGTCGATAGTTGCGTCACCATCCGTAACCCCTGAAGGCTCATCTACTACAGTTGACCCAGCGAAAGCACCAGTGGTGTGCCGGTTGATGTTCTGAGTACGCGCCCAGTCAAAACCAAGCCCTCTTCCCATGCGGCCCATTCTATATTGACTCGCAATGGCCCCTGAGTCCTGGAAAAGTCCCTGAAGAGCTTTCACCATTGTTGCATTGGTTCCAGGGGTGATCGCAACGAATCTTTGATCATCCATTGGCGCGGCGTTGTCATCCATCTTGGCACCTGCATCAAGGAAAATCTGAGAGTCATTAGGGCTTGTTCCTGCCGTTCCGACCTGATTGTAACACCCTTGGTACATCTCAGTGAACCCAAGATAATCCATTTCAGATGCGATTCTTGCTGTTCTAGGTGCCAGGATTCTACGGCTGAAGTCTGACATTTCAAGCGTCAATTCCTTGCCTCCGAAGTTGACATCTGACCCGCCCTGCTGTGCAACGGTGAAAGTCACCTTCTGTTCCGTGCGATCCTTCGCATCCATGACAGCGCCGGAACGATACGATGGCTTGTCCGGGAGACGAATATCGATTGTGTCACCAGGGGCAATGCTCCCAGGATCAAATTTGTCCTTATACTGAGTATTGATCGTTTTGATCAACGCACTCTGATTATGCAGCAGGTCGAGTGTTTCCCTCGTTATTCCTACCGCTGTTAAATTTGTATTTCCCATTTTGTTTTCTCCTTCAAATTCTCATAAGGAGTAGGCGGTCTCCGAATACGCCAAGTTTTTGAGGGGGACGATTCCTCTCACGTCCAGGTGTTAATATCTACCGGCCTTACGCTCAGCAGCTTTCCATGCTTTCCATTCAGTCATTGTCATCTCGTCCGGGTTTTTTCCGATCTGAGAACCAAGACTGTCCAAAGTACTTGCAGGCTCAGGCGCGCCGGTCTTGGTTTTCGCGCTTACGGCTTTGATGAGGTTTTGCCTTAGCTCATTGAGTTTCAATGGCCTTGTGAATTCGTCCAGGCTATTCAATTCTTTCAGCACTTGAGGATGCTCGTGAAGATGAACCAACAATTGAGGCCCGACATCAGGCGTTGAGAGAATAAATCTCTGCGTCTGGTCGTCTAACTTGCTGCTTCCATCTTCGTTTCCGAGTTCGCGTTCAGCTTTGAGGACTTTCTCTTGCTGTACAGGATCAAGTCTTTCTACTGTCTCGAAAAATGGCTTCACGGCTTCTGCGTGTCTTTTGGCTGCTTCATTGGCAGTTCGGCTCGATTCAGCATCGGCATTTTTTCTCTCGACTACCGATACGGTGTAATCGGAGTGAGCCTTGTGGAATTCCTCTTGCGTCTCGAAATCCTCTTCTTTCGGGAAAGGGATTTCTTTAATCGCATTTGAGGTCTGAGCGGCTTCGAGTTCGTCAATCCGTTTTTGTTTTTTCTCAAGTAGGGCTGTAGTCTTTGCTCCCTCTCTAGAAAGATATCTTGCTCGTCTCGCCTCGCCTTCCGACATCTCAGGAACGACCGGTGTTACCTGGCTTTGATCGATTACTACTTCAGGCTCATTGTTGGCGGTGGTAGACGAATCCACTTTAGGCTCTACGTCAAGAGTTGTTTCTGACATTTCTATGGTCTCCTATTTCTGAGGTTGCGCCGGAGGAGTTTGGCCCCCAGGTTGTGGTTGTGAAAGTGCCTGCTTGACATCATCTGAAATTTCTTTTGCCATAGGCGAATCTCTTAACTTAAGAACCCAAGGTATCAATACTGGCGCTACAGTTGGACCAGCATATTGTATGACACTTTTTAAATCTTCAAGTTCTTCAGCTCTGATTGACGCGGAAGATGCTCCAATGGTTTCGATCAGGTCGAATTCCCCAATACTCATGTCGTTTTCAATAATTGGGTTGCCTTGGTCGTCAAGTTCCCCTGTTGGCTGGTTGATGTTCCTGAGCGTGGTATCACCGTTCTCGCCCCGGACCTGCTCTGCCCTCTGGGTGTCATAAATCTTGGGGATAATATCAACCACCTGTTTGCCAGCGTAAACCAGTCCACGGGCATAATTGTCAACGAAAACAAAACTGCCCTTTGCGCTCTGGTTAATCCGTGCGTTGATGGCAGCACCGCTTCGCTCATTTGACGGAGCACCTTTTGAAGCATCGAACATGCTTAGGTGATCTTCAAGCTGATTCGATAACTGCTGGATCATAGTCAACATGCCGGTTGGCGGTGGGATAGGCTGTTCTCTTGAAGGTTTTCCGGCAGCGGTTTCTTCATAGAAAAGAAACGCCCTGTCCATTGCACCGTCCTCTTCCCACATCCTCTTGTGTTGGCCCAACTGATCCGTCGTGACAATGAAAGGAACATCCGGGGTCTTCGCCATGATCTTGGTGGCCTTTGTAAGGAAGAAATTCAGCATCCTTTGAAGATCCTGCGCGCCGCGATGGAAACTCAGTAGATGGCGTTTCCCATCGACAACAATCTCGTTCCCTTGAATTGGGATTACCGGGATGTTTTTCCCTGGCCAATCGGTTCTCTCAAGAATTCCAGCACCGGTCATCTTGACCCATTTAACCTGCGTCTTCTTGCTCTGGACCTGGTCGATGATCTTGGAATTTGTGGAATCTATTCTCGTTTGGACCTCATCGGTTAATTCAACGTCCTGCGTGGATATCTCTCCCGTGTCTAGGGTAGTTTGGACCCTTACAAGTGTGAATTCTGTATCAACCTTGTAATAGTACTCAGCGACCCTGACGCGATCTTTTTCATACCAGCCTTCAAGAGATTGCCCGACATTTCCATCGTCAAGGTCGCCTTCTTTAGCCTTGGGATATTTTTCCTTGAATTCATCGCGGCTCATCCAGTCGTCAATGAAGCAATACCGCGCATCCTCGAAATTGAACTCTCTTGCGGATGGATCGAACCGGACAGTGTGCGGGTTCCTGATACGCTTTATTTTTACGCTCTGGTTTAGGCTGAAAGGATTGCTCCGTTCTGTGATAATTCTGAAGAAACCGATAGACCCGGCCACGGCCTGCATGAACGCTGTGTCATAGGCGATGGACGCATTGCTCAGGTGTTCAATTTGCCGTATCAGGTCGTTATAGAGCTGGGCCTTATCAACATCTGCGTTGCTATCAACCGGGATTACTTTGAGGCGAGGCCTGTTCTGCTTCGCATCTGCTCCGATTTGGAGTACGAATTTTTGAAGGGTGTTGCCGGTAAGTTGAAGCCCGGAGCTATCGCCTTCAGGCCATTGAGCGTTATCAATATTGTACACGAATTTCGTGTCAGCAAGGCTTTTATCGTAGATGTCCTTCCATCCTTCGACGGCAGTCTCACGATTTTTTAGAACCTGTGCTATAAATTTTTCGTCTTTAGTAGCCATAAAAAAAGGGCCATGCCACCCGATATTGTTTGGGGTGAAACATGGCCCATGCCTTTGCAGTGGAGCTGTTTATGTGGGTTAGTTAAACTGTTTTATGAATCTTCTGTTCATACATAAATTTAGGGTTCATTCTTACGACTTGCTTTCCTGTGATCATTTGGTCAGTCATCATTTTTAAGTAAAATGATTTAACTTCTTCCGACTCAGGATTCACCCATAATGCAAGGGATACAAGTTTTCTCGCTATAAATTTTTTCATCCACCCGTCCTCGTAACATTTTCCTGATATTTCCTTGACAAAGTAC